GGTAATACTATTATATGTAAATGATTCCATAAAAGGAAACACGTTCGTTGATTGGACAACTCCGTTAAGTTTAACGATAATAGTCAACGTTGTAGCACGTTGATAGCCTGTATTTATATATGCCATTTTATTGAATATAATTATATGTTGAATCTGAAGTAGGTATAATATCTGCTATGTAACATCCTAATGAATCAGTTCTACTTAGTATACCAAATTTAGTTGTTTCTCCTTTTAATAATGATAACGGAACTCGTTGTGAATCTTCCCCATTCCAATAATCCACTTGTACATCAACCGAAACATCTGAAGTCACCGGATAATCAGATGTAATTGTATAAGTTGTTCCATCCTGACCAACAGTTGAATTTAGTTGTATCTGATTGTCAATAATTGCTGGATGGGATTCACAATAAAAATCTGACCATTGTACCGTAAATTCCCTATCTGTAAGTTCGCATCGAAAATTACTCCATTGTATTGTATACTCCCGATCAGCTAACTCACAACGAAAATTTGTCCATTCAACATCATAGATATATGCCGATTGACCAATTATATACCGTTTCCCGGCTATCTTATATTTTTCAAGTAAAGCAATCATCCTGTAATTATCGATATTCAAACCCGCAGGTACATTTACTATAAAGTCGACTATAACACCATCACCATCACTTATATATATAGTACGGATAAAAGAACCCAGCAACCGGTAATTTAATATTGTTTCCAAGTACATCACCTGACACGTCATAGCAGCTTGCAATCTGATGTCAATTTGCCAAAACTGAAAATCTGAATATAGCGATGTAAATTGTGCCGCGATGGTACTAATCAGGGATGTTAACCCATTTCGCATGAACGTAGGCAAAAGCAACGTGATTAGTTTTGTAAAATCTATGTTCATAAAGCTAATTGTGGTTGATAGATTGCTGTTATTAATCCCAATGAAAACCATCCATATGTAGATTCGTAAGTACCCCAGTTTTCAGTTTTTATAACTCCATTAATTTTTAATTGCGTTATTTTTGCATCAATTACACCTTCAGCGATCTGAATAGAATCGATTAATTTTGTTAGATTAAGATCACCCCCGAACGTAGAATTATTTAGCGTTGTAATAAAACCTGTTATAGCATCATTTACCGGATAATTCCCGTTTAATATACTTAATCCTGCACTGGTCAATAAAAGCGCATTATAATTGATAGTTAAACCAAAATCTACTACATCACCCGAATCACTTATTATCTGTAATAATACGCCACCTGGCTTTATTTGATTAGCATAAATACTGAACAAGTTCAGATCAGCAGCAAGTAAAGCAGCTACAGTTCCATCGTTTTCGGTAGCCACTAAAATTTTTAATTTACAAGCTCCATCTTCTTGAACAGTTTCGCGTACGGCAACCCGTTTTACAATTTGTGCCGTTGTATCAATTAAAGCATATGACCAAACAAACGTTTTTGGATTTAAAATAAGATTATAGCCTTTTTGAAACGCTAATGCCTGACCTTTCCACCATGGTTTATTAGCGATATATGCCCCGTCAACTTTTGTTTGTATTTCAATCCTGAACGCATCGAGTATTAATTCAAAAAGGTTGATCGCAAAAGCAATGGCATAAAACGAAATGCTTTCGACTGATACCAACGAAAATAGTGCATCAAATCCCATGGTTACATCAGCGGGGGTTAAACTATAAATTGTTTGAACTAATGTTTGAGAAATATATGCATTACCCAATGAAGTCTTTATGTCTGATATCGTTCGTGCCATTTCTTATCTGTGCTAATCTGTTAATTATCTGTGTAAATCAATTAAAAGTAAAGTCAAATGTATAATCAAATATTTTAGTCCGGACCATACTCAAACTTAAACCTGTAGCTGGTTTTATATTTTTGTTCTGATAATAGGATAGGATATTCTTATTAATAACAGTCGTCTTTTGAAGTAAAGCACCTGGAACTAAATCATCAGTAACTGAGAATCCATTTAATGTTGCAAATTGAAATGCAGCTTCAACGCTTCCAAACTCCTGAATAGCGATATCAAAAAATGTTTGTCCCTGAATAACCGGTATTAGATTACTTTGAATCGTTGAAACATTGCGGACAATGGTATCCACCACCGAACCGGTTATCTGTGCCTGGACAGTGAGCAAGGTTTGCGGGGTAATATTTTTATTCAGATAGTATTGTTGAATATCGGAGTTCACAACACCGGGTATTATCAGCTCTTGTCCTGGAACTAAATCATCAGTCGGGTTCAAACCATTCAACATCGCCAAATCAAACGCAGCCTCTATACCGCCGCACGATTGAATTGCAATGTCGAAAATTGTTTGACCCGATAATACTTTCATTTGATGATTCCGTTACGTTTTAAAATAGTATATAGACCTAATAATAATCCGGATATCAAAACTAAAACAGCAACATAAACCCATGCCGGTATTTTCGTTTTCTCTGTTAGTTTATTAATTTGTGATGATGTAGAGTCAGATTTATAGACTGATTTATCTTTAATGGTTGTCTTATTATCGTTAGTTTTATTGACATTTACCGCCGTTTTTATGTTTGCAGCTTTATTGTTTTCAGTTATCCTATTTATCACAGTAGTTTGAACCGGGTATTGTTTTCCGGTTGAATCAGGTTTTGAAAGTTGCGTAATGGTGGTAACTTCATTTACAACTGAATTTGTAACGCTATTATCAACCGTTACCTGGGAACTGTCAATCTTTGATTTGTTATAAACTGACTGCTTTATGTCCAAATTAGCAGATGTTTTTACTTCAGCTTTATTCGTTGAAGTTTGCTTCACGGTTCTACAACCGAATGTGATCAGCGCAAGTAGCGCGAGAAAGATAAGTTTTTTCATTTTGCTTGACGAGTTATAATTTTGACATCCTGTAATTTTAAAGTAAGTTCTTCAACCTCTTTTTTCAAACCTGCATTTTCTTTTCGTAATGTTTTAATCTCCAAGGCCATTTCGTTTTGTCCTATCAATAATTTGGTATTTTGATCTTTTACTAAAATTAATTCTTTTAATGTCTCAGTATATTTTTCTGAAAGTAGATCAATCGAACTTTGAAGCTGACTGATAAAGTCATTTTTCCGTTTCCTTTTCCCGAAAAGCCAACCACCTATAGCAGTGATAACAGATAAAAGTACCGTTAAGAATGTTGCTATTGCTGTCATTGGTTTTCCTCCTTAGTAAGATGAGCAGTCCCGGCAATAGCGACACATGCAGCTACTACGTAACCTAACACACCTATTAAGGTTGCATTAAGATTTAATGACATACTTGAGTTAGCAACTAATACAGCAGCACAAGAACCGCCAACGGATAAGGCATAACCTTTCAGTTTTTTAAAGAATACAGGTGATGCCGCTTTCCAACGTTCGATAAGTGAGTTCATACTATTTCTAATTTATAAGTTTATTCTTCAAAAACTCTGATGCTCCAACCTTTATAAAACTTCCACTTTATAGGTTTAGCTACACACCTTTTATAATAATCAAATAGCCGATCATATTTATATAATTTTACAAACTGATCAACCGACATGACCGGGCGTTTATTCAGCTTAATTATTGAATCTTGTAACTCGAGGATCCTGTGATTCATAATTATGCAACTGTCTGTCTCAATGTGCTTTTGCGAAAAGCAAAAAATAGGGATAAAAAGCAATAAAAAGATTATTTTTTTCATACCAATAAATTTAATTTTGTGACTAATTCAGGTGTAATAATTCCTGTTTGTGCTAACAATACAATCTCCTGTGCTCTTTTTATTGCCGGCTTGATACCTTCATTCACTGCCGAATCAACAAGGTTATTACCGATTGTTTGACTGGCAATAAAGTCACCACCTATTTTATCCCAAAAATTTACTTTATAAAAAATGAGTAATAAGCCGTACAATTTCATATTACCAACTAAATTATTAGGAAAACCGGGAACCTTTTTAGCAACATCAATAATTTCCCAACCTGTCCAATTAGGCCAAATGTTTCGAGCAATACCACCTATTGTTTCACCACCCGAATCATCTTTATCATTTACATACCCAACCTTTTTATTAAGAATATAACCTTCGAAAGTAAGTACCTTTGCAATTGCATGTTTATAATCAGCCATAATATAAGTTAGTTATTATTTATCGAAGTTTGAATTCTGTTTTTATAATCATCATAATCAATACCCGCCCTGGTGAAATGTTGTTTAATCGTATTGTCAATTTGAGACTTGTCATACTTTCCCCGGATAAACTTTGTAAGCCCTGGACCAAGTAAAGGATCTTCTTTTAAGTCTCCTTGTTGTAAACTCAAAACGATTACAGCATCCTGATCAATGGAACTGCCAACCTGTATACCCGAAATAATCATCCCATTGGTATCCCTTACCACATTAATGGCCATTTCAAAGCCGGCTGTCAACAATATACCTTTACGATTCTTATCCATTAATGTGTTATTTTTGTGTCCTCAATTTGCGAATAATCACCTAATGCTTTTTCTGTTATTGCAGACTTTAAAGCTGTTTGCAAAGCACTTGGAGAACCGTTTCCAGGTTCCGGTATAGGTGTTCCGGTCAATACCGTTATAACTGCCTGAAGCAACTCGTTCGTTTTGTCAAGTTGTGTTTTCAGCTCAGGAGTAATAGTCAATCCACCATTTTCACCACCATTAAAAACCATTGCATCCACTTCACTGGCATGTAACAACCAGGTAACTGATTCCTGTCCTTCCAAAATCGCAATCAAACAATCGGTATTTAAAGTTGGTTTAACGATCAACGAACCAAATCCAAGAGAAATATCATAATACTCCAAATCATCACTTATTCCAACGGCAATCATCGTTTTTGCATCCCAATCCACACTCTGACATGTTACCCAACGTATCTGTGCCTGCATAGACCCGTTTAAATGCCGTTTAAATAGCAACGCAAATTCATCTGCCTCCGTTTGTAGACTCATAGCTCTAAAATCGTTTATTTGCGCTTAAAATGCGTTATTATAAATCATTTTGATTTACTCTTATATTTTCTTACTACTGACTACCTACTATAAACTACTAACTTGTTTGGTCTCCCAACTTTGCCACCTGCCTGTAAGTTTTTGTATCCACCTCTTTTGTTACCGAATCAATATAATAAGCTCCGTTCTTTTCTGGATACAAAATACTTGACAGGTCTGCTATCATACCATGTTGAATCCGTGGAACACCAAACAATGTCAAATCTCCCGAAAGTCCCGGCATGGTAGCCCTTGTATAAGTATCATCAACTATCTTTTGAATCTCAACCTTGGTAAGGTTCGGTTGTTTAATGGTGATTGTATTTCCTTTTTTCTCACCTTTCTCACCCTTTAACATCTTTCCGTTTTTCTGCAGACTCTCCAGGCGTACATAAACCTGTTCAATATTTCGTTCCTTCAGAGTTTCCTGGGCTTGTTTTTCAATGGTTACTTTTACGTGTTGACCTCCATCAATTGAAGTGCGTCCGCAAACAAGTGTCTTTCCACGGAAATAAGTATACAAACCAATTTTGGTCTTCAAATCATCCAGTATCTCACTCACAAGTTTATTTGAGTATCTGACAGAACCAATGGCCGTATCATCACATTGTACTGTATAGTCTGGTGCAATTTCATTCAATAATTGTTTTAGCGTACAGGATGCCTTGCTAATGCTCACTGTATTCCTTTTCAACTGATACATTTCATCCTCAAGCGTTATCTCTATCGGTACTCCGGTAGTGACTTTAAAAATATAACCGGTAAATTCATCATATAGGTCACCATCGTAACCTAACCGGATAATCACCGGATCACCGGCTTGAAAAACATCATTTACTTTATACCGGTCGAAATCCTTAACTTTTCGTGGCAGTGTAATCATTGCCGTATCTGTCAGTTTCTTCCAGCTAGTTTCTATTTTTACCTTACTGAACCTACGTATAATTATCTTACCACGTGTTCTAAATGCTGGGAACTCTATTTCACCATAAAATGCATAAGTCATACACCCATTATTAAAATATCTTCATCGCTTGTTGCCGGTATTTCAAATTGAATCATATTTGGTTTTCCCTGAACTGCACTAAACTGAATATCTTCCATTACAATACGTGTAATATTCAAATCAAAAAATAACTTACCTTTTAGCAATTCCAATGAACCGGCTATATCATTAAGTGCCCATAATGCCAACTTTTGTTCTTTAGCTGTTAGTTCGGATTTACGACTTGAATCATCAATACAAATTCCACGAATACTTAATTTAGCGTCCTCAAATCCAAATATTTCTTTAACCGTTCCATTTGCTCCGATTGTAGGAGTCTTAGTCATATTTTTTGGTCTCGAAATATCAACTATAGTAGCCAATGGAAACTCAAAATCACTGTATTCTTTATCGATAAGTTTTCCGGTAACTTTATCATAAACCTTATATTTTCCACCTTTAATAATAAAACTTCCGACTACCGGTGTACCAAATTGACTCAGTCTGTCATATTCATCCGAACTAATTACCGACACATTATAACCATCAGCAACAAAAACTTCATTTGAATCTGAAATATGATATACAGGCTGTCCGAATACCTCAGCCAATAAATTGGCTGCATCAACAGCTCCTATAACCGGTATATAATTATTCATATTTTTTTTTATTAATTCCCCTTCAGGGTATTTAGGGGCTACTCAAGAACTACCGTTGCATCCCTTAACCGGTCATTGATAGCTCTTACAACCTTTTCGGCTATTCCTTCCACATCTCCACCACCACTCACTGAGAAGTAGTTTTTAATTTCAATTTTTTGATTGATGGTCTTTACTCCACCAACACCACCACCGGAACCTGATAAACCTCCTTTTCCTGAACCACTACTACCTAAACCGGTTGGTTTTATAATAGGTGAAATTCCACCTTTTGAAAGGTCAGTATCTTTCTTTTTCGTTTTGTCAGCTTCAGCTTTTTTCTTATCATTTGCAGCGACCTCCGAAACTCCTTGCTGATAGGCTGAACCAATACTTTTCCCGGCGTTCTTTGCGTTTTCAATAGCTTTCTGACCTGCTGTTATACCGGTTAAATCCATTCCGGCTTGTTTAGCCGTCTCCCAGGCTCCTTTAAAATCTTTGTGAAACAATTGACCAATCGCTTTGGCTATTCCACCAAGACCGGATATCAATCCTTCAACCCTATCAATCACATATTCATTGATTATATTTCCAAATCCTTTGAGTGTCTCCCAGGTTGCCATGATTCCACCACGAAACACACCAAATTTATCCCAGGCATACATGATAGTTCCAACCAATAAGGCAACGCCACCGATAATCAACCCGATAGGATTAGCATCCATGGCCACATTCCACAACCATTGAGCCGCTGTGATAACTCCGTAACCTATTGCAACCCATCCAAATTTATCAATCAAAAAAACAAGCATATCTCCTAATGCTTTGATTGGATAACTTATATACTCAAGCACTGAACCGATTGTTCGCATGGTATCAACTACACCATCGCCGGTTGTTTTTGTCCCGGTCAAAAAATCTATTACCCCACCAACTTCACTTAAAAATTCAGATATATAATTCCATGCAGTTTGAAATACTAATGAAATTGTATTCCAAATGGGTGCAATTGCATTGAATATGGGTTGTATATTATCACCAATTTTTATCACTACTGATTCAATGTAATTTCCTATTGAATTCATGGTTGGAGTAATGAACTTTTCAACATTGATGATTCCATTTCCAATCAAATCACCAACATCCTCCATCGTCTTTTTAAATCCCATAAGCGGCTTGGTATCATACGCAGCTTTTGCAGAACCGGCAAATTCAGTATTAAGCTCAGTCATGATGAGTTGTTGAGCTCCTAACTTATTGCCGCTTGCCACCATTTGTTTGATGGATGACATTTGATCTGCTGATAAATTTACCCCGACACGGTGTAAGGCCATGGCACCCTTCACAGGGTCTTGTAATGCTTTCCCAACCTGAATAGCTGTTTCTTTCAATCCCTGGTGCATACGTTCTGCCATATCCGCCATTGCCTGTGATGCAGTTCCGTAAGATTTTGATGTAATTGCCGGAAATGTGACCAGGATAGATTGCATATCCATCAACTGTGCACGGGAAAAATTAGATGCATGAAATAAACCGTTGTTTACCTTTTCAATAGCATCAAATGTAACCCCGGCTGCATTTTTTGTTGACTCAAGTCCCGCTTTTACTTCTGCCTCTGCAGTAAGTAAATCTCCAGCTGACTCTGTAGTTTTTTTCAGGTAATCAAACACCTGGTATATTCCTAATCCAATACCAAAAGCTCCTAGCATGTTGCCAACACTTCCCATAGTCTTATGCAAACTGTTGACTTCTTTCTCTACTTTTTCAACCCCTTTGGATGCCTCATTTGAGTTATTAACCACATTCTTCATGGGTGAAGATAGGTGGTCAACTAAATCAAGTATCCACGTTGTTGTTTGTGCCGACATTCTGGTTAAGTGCTTTGATTATTTCAGCTGCAGCGTCAAGTATGGCAGCCTTATGGTTTTCATGATTAATTTTGGTGATATATTGCCATTCTGCATAAAGTCTACACCACTCTTTGAATGTGATCGTTTCAGGATTGATGCCATACTCTTTACGAATTATGGCATCAATCTGTCTAATTAAATCATCATCCTGTATTTGTTCCCGCTTTATGCTTTTTCTAAAAAACTTTCGTAAGGTTTCAGGAATACATCCACCTGTGAAGCCAATCCTAAATATACCAGACCATTGCTTTTCAATGCATCAAGGTCACCACCTACAATTAAATTTTTGATAAATGCTTCGACATATTCATCTGTTTTACCTGCTTTGGCATATCCCATCATCATTTTTACAACACCCGGGTCTGGCCTTTTCACTGCAAAACTGTAGAATTCACCATTGTCAGTTATATTTCCTTCAGCATCATAAACCGGAGGCTCTAAAACAACCGTAAGAAGTTTAATTTTACCATGTTTCGTTACCAGGTCAGCAAGTTGAGTAGGTGAAATTGTACTGTTATCTTTAACAAATTGAGTCAAAGGAACTATTGCTACTGCAGAAAAAGCCAAACCGATGTGATTGTTTGAAATAGTTGAAGCATAATGCATCACGGAATTACACGCCTGGGTGTTACCTGAACATAAAAACGCAGTAGCCAAAATAGCTACCAAAAGCAAAAATTTGATTTTAAATAGTTCTTTCATAATTGTAAATTTTATTTGTAAATTAGTTGTTTAAATACTGTTTAAATGAGGTTTACACGTTCCACTCAATCTTTCCTCCGACAAACAAATCGCTTTTATATGCGATGATTTTGTCACCTTGTTTTACAGCGATACCGCGTCCAGGAATGATGCAAAATGGAATTATATCGGTATATTTTTTGAGGTTATATTCATATTCTACAATGATTGGGAAAGGTGCAATATCACTTAAAAGCGAACCTTTAGGCATAGCTTCCTGAATGGCATTCCATTCCTCAAGATAAAGCGTTACCGAACATTTAGCCACATACTTTCCGGTTCCATATCCGATGAAGAACATTCCTGAACCAGGTGCACCTTCAATCTCTACAGAATCATCGTATGATATCTCAGTAATACCTTCCACATCCCGAGATAGCATATTACATGTTATGCTATTCCATCCGGCCATTTTACCGAATTTGTTGATAATAGTTACATCTGTCATGATTACGAGATTTTAGAAGTTAAACCTAAGTCCACGTCAAATTCATGTACGATATCACCCACTTGAACCATTGCCTGTACAGCCATTGGTGTAGTTTCGTTTACCGATTGAGCAGGATTAATAGATACAGCCGAATCATCAATGTTATTAGCAGTAATCATGGGTTGTAATTTGTTCAATACAGCCCGTTGTGCATCACTTATCCAGGTTGACTTAATGTAACCGGTCGTTTTATCCTTTGGAACTTTCGACCGCACACGTGGAATCAACGTATTGCGGATAATTCTTGCAGCTTTATTCCAAATACAATTCAGATTAAAGTACGAATAATCGCTTGTCAAAGCTACAGCAGTCGGACAACCACTTAGATAGAATCCTGGGTAATCATTAAATGAACCTACATAAATATAGCCTTTCAATGACAATGAATCTTGCTGTACCGATGTCAGATTCTGAAATGGAGTTCCATCGCTAAGAGATGCCGATAACCAACGACTGGTAATCTTATCAGTCAATGAATAACTTTCCTGTCCTTTGTAATTATCCGGATAAACCTCTAATGCGACAGAACCCAAATCCTCATGCACTTTGCGTACGGCTGCCATACCTAAAACTGTCCCAACTGAAGCACGTTTAGCATAAGCAGCGTTTAATGCAGTTTGAGCCGGGTCCTGTGATATGACTACACTAATATTTGAACCTACCAAAGTGCGCAAGTCAAATAAATCAACACCTGTACTGAAGTAATTTGCTCCGGATGTTTTAGCAACACCTTCGAGTATCACACCGTCGATCAATAGATGTTCGTCGGCAAATGAATTTACCATACCCTGCAATGCCAGTACATCGGTGTTTATAACGTCCAATGCAGATGAAGCAATACCGGCAATGCCTATTACATTCACATTCGTAATTCCACGGATAGCTGCAATTATTGCAGCATCCAAAACTAAAGCGGTCA